TTTGGTAAGTTTAAGAACGGTTCCGACACGCTCGGGTATTTCGTGAAAATCGCCCTCAATAATATCACTATGGGCGCGGTTCATTTTGTCTAACACTTCGTCGAAAGTTTCACGGCTAGCATAAGCTTTTACTAAATCCCGCAACTTTAATTCTAGCGCGTGATTATCCGCGTCTTTTGCTTCGCCGGATAGCAAGCCATAGTCAGCGCTATCCCTTGCACTGGTAATATGGCTAGAACGGTTCCGGTTCTCTGTTTGCATACCATTAAGGCAAGCAAGCGTCCAAATAGTTTGATAAACTGAAACTGAACCCGCGCCTACTTCAGAATTACTTAAACCAATACCGTTAGCCATTTTATCACCGACGGCGGCAATACCCGTTTGTGCTTCACTCTTTAAACGCAAGTAAAGACGCTTATCGGTAACCGTACCATTTACAACTTGCCAGTCCGCGGGACTATCCATCAATTGCGGCAGGCTAGAATTAAGCAAATTGATATTATCAAACGTCTTAAACTTATCAGAAACAAACGCCCGCGCTGTTCCGGTGGTTTCGTCGGTATCAAGAAACGTTCTAACCATGCGATTAGTCGGTTCTTTTTGCCACAACGCATTTATTGCGGCGTCATATTCCTGCGGGATTTTTTCCTGCAAACGTCGCGCCGTTCTGGTATCTATCTCGACGTTCTGAGCAATTTGTCCAAAAGCATGATCGTTAACATCTAAAATACGCGTCGGTTCGCCCCCCGCCGCTTCAATAACAATTTGAGGTTTACCTTCGTCATTTGTGGCTTTTTGCAAATTACTAGTAGAAGCCAAAAAGTCAGCGCTTCTATTGTTTTGCTCTTGAACTTTTAAAAGTAAGTTTTGCAATGTGCCTTTTGTGTTTTCAATATTCATATTTTTAGCCCTTCGTAGCTGTTAAAAAAAACGGGCAGTTTTACCCGCCCGTGAAGTATCGCATATACTCGCATATAAAAGCAAGTAGAAATTTCTAAAAGTTTTACCTTCGTCGGCGTTTTCTCGAAACGCGTTTATTTAATTCGTCGTAATCCGAGCCATACAATAGGCGTCCTATCCAACTAAACAAAAACATTTATACCTCACTTTCTTTAAAAAATACTTTGTCAAATACTTCGCTTAACATACGCTCAAGCTCTAAATCTTGGGGCATCATGTAAACGGTTTGTTCCATATCAGCATTATCACAATGCGGACACGTTTCTTTTTGGGGGCCTTCGTCTTCGTGAAAGATATAATCGCATTTCAAACAGTGAACGCGTTGCGTCGTTTCTTTATTCATCTTCACAACCCTCCAAAGTATAAAGGATTGAACCGTCTTCGTGTTTATCGAAATCACCATCATAACTTTTTAAGTGCGTTTCGACGCTTCCGTTTTCAATAATTTTGATAGCCTCATCTTGGGTTTTGGCTTCCACCTCATGCGACTCTACAACGGTATAACTGCGTAAAAGATTAAACTTTGGCATCTTTATCCTCCTCAAAACCAAACGCAGTTACATCTTTCATTTCGACGCACTCTTTAAGATAAGATAGAAGATCATCAATAACTTTTGACTCATCTTCTGCTTCAAAAATATCAACAAAAGTTACCTTAAACTGTGGCATCACTTCGACTCCTTCAAAAAATATTCAAGCGTAGTATCAGTGGTGTAATTACCAGTGGGATTACCCATGCCGTCTATCTCAGGGTAACATTCGTAAACCAAACCTGCTTTATTATCATCCACAAGATATACGCAAAAATCAAATTCACGTTTACCAACATTGCACCTAGACCAAAAGTTTTCCTCTGGGTATTTGTCATGGTACTCTTTAGCCTCGTTTTCTACTACTGTATCATAAACAGCAGTCAGGTATCCCTTTTCGAAATCACTTAGCGGCAATTCCTTTAATTCGTCTGGATTAAACCTCATGACCGCTCACCTCCGTAAGACTACTAAGGTTTCTGAAACGATCCAACAGGACTCTATTTTTGACGGTGTAATTATCGGCCAACGCATCTTTCAAAACTTTTATAGAATTTTCTAACTGTTCAACAGCATTGTTGATTAAGTGATGGTTGGGTATTTCGGTATTTAATTCTTTATCATCTGATTTTTTACAATCTTCCAAAATGCTTTTAAAAAACTGTAAATCACCGTTCAACATAGTTAGCTTCTGATTAAGATGATTTTCCAACATATAATAATTAACGTTCATTAAGACACCTCCATTTGTCTTCGTTGTTACATATGCGATAATATCAAGTGCCTATGGACAAATCAAGCGGAAAATGTCTTCCCAATCAAACTTTTCTTTCTGGTGTATAACAGGCTCTACCTTTAACCCTTCTAGCTTCAAGTCCATTGCATCACGGCCATGAAACAAAAATATTTGCTCTGGAGCATTTTTTGTTTTCAGCTTCTTTACCAAAACCCAAACGCTTGCATTCTTGTGAGTAGATAACCACGCCACTTGGTGTGGACGTAAATCTACAGCATTGCCCGCTGTAGCTTTTAATTCTACAAAATGAAACTTTCCGTTTTCATCACATAACAAAACGTCGGGTATACCGGGCGTTGCCCACGTTTCAAGCCGTGTTGACGAGATCTTCCTCGAACTCTTCTTCAAGGCCGTCCTCATCTGGTTCCAAAATCCGGCCTCGCGCTTTTGCGCGGTTCTGGGTATTGCTTTCTCCTTCGGGAGTAATGTCGATAGTGACTGGGGCATAGGTTTGCTTTATCTCCTGTAATGCTTTCATCACTTCGTCTTTGCTCATTGAGTCAATACTTCCGTGACGAACTTCGCTCTTGCTGACGTAAATGTCCCCTTGAGCCTGCCCCCGTCTATATTCAGCTTGAACGGCCGCAGAGTATGCGCCGTTCTCTAATGCGTGATCTCTAATAGTTTGTAGATCCCTAATATGTCTTCGATAGTTGATACCGTATTTTTCGTCTAGCTCGTCTCGATAAGACTTAATGGCTGACACCACGTGCGGACAAATATGAGGGTTTGTCATTTCATATGCCCTAGTGTGTGCAGAACTAGCCGGATAACCCGCATTGATTGCGGCTTCCCGCATTGTAATCTGTCCGTCTTTTGAAACCAGTTCTTTAACAAAGAGTTCTTGTTTTCTAGTCAGAGGTCTAGTCTTTGTTGCTCGTGGTTGTCCCACACCACGTTTCTTTTTAACAGGGACGCTTTTAGAAGTGCTTTGCTTAGTCATGTCCAAACCTAGTTAATTCAAGATAGTTTCTTTTAAAATGCACATTTCTTTATATATAGCCAGAAAAATATTTTTTAATAAAAAAAATCCTAGGACCCCCTTAACGCACTTTCGCTATTGGTTACATAAACTTTGGTTACGTTACATTTTTATTTTTTACTTTATGTAACTGTTAAGTACCTATATATAAAAGAAAAAACACCGAAAGTTACACGGTTACACCGGTTACGGCATATTTGAACGAAAAATATTTTTTTTATTTTCATCTCTATATACTATAACCGGTGTTTAAAAAGAAACCCGCGGGCCGTGTTCCGTGACCCGCGGGCTATCAATCATTCATGGTTTGCAAGGTATTCCAAGTCGAACCAAGTGCCACGATCATCCAGTTCTGTAAAACCGGCCATATGACTCCATGTGAAATTATAAAAGGTATTGGTATACTTTTGATTTTCTACCGCATAAAATTTAGCGCTCGTTGGTACGCCCATTTTGTGAATTAACTTATTAGCCAGATCACAATTTTCTTTAGCTTCTTCTACCGTTTCAACTTTTTCGAGTTCGAGCCAAATCTTTTTCTCCATGTTTTTCTCCGTAGTATGTAGGACCGTGGTCCATTGTCAAATAACGTGGGGCTTGCCCGCCCCAACCGAAGAGTTCATCCCTTCGATAAAAACATTATACCACAAGTATGCGATAATGTCAACATTAAACTTTTAGAAATTTCAATCCGATTCAAAATGCTCGTCGAAGTAATCCCGCATTTCGTTCATTTTATCAAACGTCCGTGAGCCGTGAGGGGCGGGCAGTATGCAAGTATATTTATTGCCGGAGTTTTTGGACCGGACAACCATGATGTCGATTCGATCTTGGTTTGGCATGACGTAGTAGTAATCTGGTAGTCCGCCGTCTTTTTGGATTTTTCTAATGGTTGCCATCAGTTGTTCCTTTCGGGTCGTATTTTGGGTTTAATTAACTTTGACACTTTATTGGTTGGTTGGCAAATCATCATGAGGTCGTTTCCATAGAGGTCGTACAGATGGTTATAGATACCATCTGCACTTCCGCTATTCATTGCCGACGCGCAGTGTCTTTCGCTTTGAAACCAGAGTGCCGTTTCGATTTGTTGATTTTGCACGGTATATGCAATGACAAGGGCGGTGAAATATTCAATCACCGCTTAAACCTTTTCATTATAAAATCTATTAATCGTTTGTGGAGCGGCGGTCGGATGGTCGTTGCATCTTCCGTTAAGATGCCGAGGACCGTGGCGTCTTCTGCTTCGGCCTTGGCCTGTTCTACGGGCTCTAGCTTTACAATTTTCTCCTCGTCGGGTTTGGCGTTTGCTTTTAGCCATTTTGTGACGTCGGTCTTGACCCACTGCTTACCGCCCTTTTTGCCTTCTACTTTTTCCGGCTCTGGAAATGTCTTGAGCCGTGAGCGGCGGTAGATGGTTTGTTGGGATAGTCCGGTGAGTTCGACGACTTGTTCGATTTTTAGATATTGCTTTGCCATTATTAACTCCTTTTAGGTTTACTGGTTTCTTTCCATTGATCTACTTCTGCATACCATTTGTCTGAACTTTTACTTCGACAAACTTGTGCGTTTATCCAATCACCTTCTTGTTCTTGAAGCCACTGAATTAAATCTTCTCTTTTTATGGTTAAATCGAACAAAACCCACGAGGGTTTACCTTTTGGTTCTCGTGCATACAATCCTTTAAGAAAAATTTTATCCTTTGATTACCTATGCTGACCAAGTTGTGCAAGTAATTTGTCTGCCATTTTACGAGCTATAGACGCTTCTTCAAAAGTGCATGCGGGATCTTTTGCTTTTCGCAATAAAGCTTCTAATCGTTTCTCTTCTTTTTCATGGTCACTCATTTATTAACCTAACTTTCTTAAATTAGGGCGGCTTCTACTGCCTTTTTTACGTTGCTCTTTTATGTAGGATGCAATAGCGTCTTCTTGTTTATACCAGTCTATTGAATTTTTCATTAATTCAATTAACTCCTCTAATCCATAACCAAGAGCATGAGCTATGCGTAGCTGTACTTCTAAAGAAGGAACTGACCTACCGTTTTCAACATGAGAGATAGATACTTGTGTAGAATCAGCTTTTTCAGACAATTCTATTTGATTAAAATCTGTTAATTGACGAACCTCTTTTAAGTGCATCCATATTAATCTTTTCAACAATGTTTTAGGTATATTGTTTTCATTAAATTTAGGGTTTTTTTTCTTCCACTTTTCTAAATCTTCACGATCACGCTTTGAAAGCCAGTCTTTGCGGCCGCGTTTTTTACCATCTATGGGCGGTAGGTCCGCTACTAATGCGTCGGGGTTATTGCGTTTCCATCGG